GTTCTGGTAGTGTAGGAAGTGCTGTAGTAACCAGTTTATCTAATGTGCAATTTCAACATGTTAATTTTACTACATCAGGAGGTTCATTTCTGTTTATAGTAAATGGTGCTGATGCTCCAAGACATTACAATGGTAGTGCTTGGGCGACACCTACTTTAAATAGCATAACAGGTTCTACTATAAACAATGTAACAGTATTTAAAGAAAGATTATTCTTTATAGTAAATGATAGTTTAAGTTTTGCATACTTACCTATTAACTCTGTAGCAGGAACAGTATCTACCTTTGCATTAGGAAGTGTATTTAACTTTGGTGGTAAATTAGTAGCTGCTGGTACACTTACAAGAGATGGTGGTTCTGGTTCAGATGATTATATAGCATTTATAACCTCAGAGGGAGAAGTGGCAGTTTATCAAGGAACTGACCCTAGTGATGCAACTAAATGGTCTTTAATAGGTGTATTTAAAATAGCAAGACCTATAGGTAAAAGATGTTTAGTAAATGTAGGACCAGAATTAATTGTAATTACAGAATCTGGTTTTGTACCTTTAACTAAAATGTATGCAGAAGATGAAACAAATTACGCAAAAGCCATATCAGATAAAATAAGTGGTAGTATATTAACAGCAGTAACTAATTTTAAATCTACTTTTGGTTGGGAAGCATTAATTTATCCTAAAGGACAATTTGGTTTATTTAATGTACCTAATGATGTAAGTGGTTCTTTTGTGCAGTTTGTAGTTAATTTAAATACTGGTGCATGGGGTAGATTTACAGGACAAGATGCTTATTGTTGGGGTTTATTAGAAGGTGATTTATATTTTGGTGGTAGTACCAAAGTATATAAAGCAGATAATGGATTAAGTGATGCAGGAGTACAAATACAAGGTAATGCAAAAACAGCATTTGTCTATTATGGTGGGAGAGGTACATCTAAAAGATTTACAGCAATACGACCTATAGTATCATCAGATGCAGACTTACCAGTTAGTATAGGATTTGATGTAGATTTTAATGATGGTACTTCTACTTATACACCATCTAGTGCTACTACAGATGGAGCTTCATGGGATACAGCAACATGGGATGTTGCTGAATGGGCAGGAACGATTGCATCACAATTAGTATGGAGAAGTGTTGCCGATATAGGATGGAACGCAGCAATACGCATACAAACCAGTACACAAGCACAAAATATTAAATGGCATAGTGTAGATATTTATTATGAAAAAGGAGTAGGTTTATGATACTTACAGATAGAATATGGAAATTATTAGAACCAGCTACTGCAATAGCTGATAATGTAACAAAGCAAGAAGTAGAACAAGGATTAAATGATGGTACATATCAAATATTTATGGATGAAAAAAGTGTAGTTATTACAGTAGGGTATAAAGATTCTTTGCGTATAGGTTTAGCAGGTGGCGAATTAAATAGTTTGAAAAGTTTAGAAAAAAAGATTATAAAGTATGCAAAAGAAAAAAAATATAAATGTGTTGACATTTTAGGAAGAATAGGTTGGGAAAAAGAATTAGAAGGTTATAAAAGAAAAGCAGTTTTATTAAGAAAGGAATTATAAATGGCATTTATTGAAAGAGTATTAAGCCCTCCAAAACCACCACCAGCACCTGATTATGCTGGAGCAGCAACGGCACAAGGAGCAGCAAATGTAGAAACTGCAAGAGTAGAAGGAAGAATGAATAGACCTGATGTTGTATCTCCTTATGATATAACCAGAGTAACAGATTTAGGTGATGATAGATTTTTACAAACTTATTCTTTAACACCAGAGTATGAAGCACAAAGAAAAAAACAAGTAGGAATATCAGATGCATATTTAGATACTGCTGGTAGATTATTAGGTGGATTACCACAAGAAAGTTTTAGTTTAGCTAATCTACCATCACAACCAGGTATGATAGATAGAAGTAATTTTGCTACAGTACCTACTATGGAAAATTTAGGTGATTATGCAACTAGAGTGGAAACTGCATATTATAACAGAGCAGTAAGTAGATTACAACCACAGTTTGAAAAGCAAGGTATAGACCTTAGAACACAATTAATTAACTCTGGAATACCAGAAGGCACTACTGCATATAATAACGCATTTGCAGAGCTTAGAATGGCTCAGAATGATACCTTACAAGGTGTAGCTGCTGATTCTATTAAAGAAGGACAAATACTAGCTGATGCTCAATTAGGCAGAGCTACAGGATTAAGAAGTTTTCAAATAAGTGATGCAGCTAGTCAAGTAGCAGAACAAGAAAGAAGGAGAGATAGACAACTTGCAGATCTATTATTGCAAAGAGAAGTACCACTATCAGAGATCGCTACATTAACAGGACTACCATCTCCAACAACTAGAGGTGGACAAGTAGCAACAACTGGATTAGATGTACCAGCAACAAGTATTGCACCTCCACCAATCTTTGCAGCTAGACAAGCAGAAGGATTAGATATTAACAGAAGATATGACACAGCAACAGATGCTTATGGTGCTCAAATGGCAGCATTAGGTAGTGTACTAAGTAGTGCAGTTGCACCAAAATAAAAATAGGAATATAATATGGCAGTATTTAGAAGAAAAGGGTTTCCAAGAAGACAAGAAGACCCATTAATACAACAATTATTAGAAAGGGCTAGACAAGAATATGCTAAATCTAGTGCTATAGGTTCTCCTAGTATGTATAAAGCAGCAGCTGGAGGTGGTATAGGACCAGTAGCAGGTGTATTAACAGCACAAGTATTAGGTGGTATTAGAGCTGGTAATGCTGTGCGTAATGCTGAAAATAGATTAGCAAGACAAGATGAATTTGCTACTAAAGTATCAGAAATACAAAGAGCTATAGATGCAGGACCATCAGAAGAATTAATACCAGGACAAATTACAGTAAGTCCTGAAAAGCAAATAGAATCTTTTAGAGGAGTACCATACGCACCTCAACCTGTAACAGTAGGAGAGCCTACAGAAGATAGAAATATGTTAGGTAGAGTAGCAGATGCTCTAACAGGTAGAGAAAGACTAGAACAAGAAACATTATCAAGAAATCCTCAAACAGCATTAAGCCAAGCATTAAGAGGTGCTGGTATTAATGAAATTGAATATAATTTATTTCAAGACCAATTAAAACAAAAAACAGCTCCTAAATATGATAAAATAGATACTTTTAATATTTATGATGATGAAAACCAGAAAAAAAATGTAACTAGTTTTTTAAAAACAGAAAATGGAGTTACTACAGTAGTATTATTAGATAATGTATCTAGGAAATTTTTAACAGATACTAAAAATTTTAGTGTTAAAGAACCAGAAGCAGGAACTTTTACTTATTCAAAAGATTCAAAAGATATAGCAGTAACAACTGATGATGGTTTAGCAGAAACAAAAGGACAAATAGAATATAATGCTAAAGGAATAAAAACAGGTTATGCTATGATAATAAGTAATGGAAAATCTGTAAAAGTTCCTATCTCTACATTAAATATTAAAAAAGGTAATGCTCAAGATTTTTTAAATATTAGCAAATTTGAATCAGATGAAGGGAAAAATTTTAGAAATGCTATTATAGCTAAATCTTGGCAAGATGTAGATACACAAATAGGAAAATTAAATGCAATTAGAGAAGCACAAGAACAATATCAAAATGACCAACCAGGTTTTATAAAGTATATTAAAAATGAATTAGATTTAGGTGAAAACCAAATAAAATCATTAGAAAAAACTATAGCAGACGGCAACTCTATAGCATCTCAAGGTATATTTGATTGGGCATCAATATTTTTATTTAATAAATTATTAGATGAAGGGTCTGTAGTAAGAGACCCAGAAGTAAAACAAACAGCACAATCTGCTGGAGTAGAAGAAGCAGTAAAAGTATTTTTAAGTAATTTATCTAAAGGTGATAAAATAGGTTTTGAAACTAGACAATCTATATCAATAGTAGCTAATACAATTAGAAAAATGGTTGAAGATAAATATACAAATCATGTTAAAACAAGTGCTGATGTAATAAAAAATTGGAAAGAAAGAACTCCAGAGCTAAAATATTCTTCTATTATTCCTAATTGGAATAAATGGAAAAAAATAATAGATGAAGATGGTATGCTTTATAACAATGGAGAAGCTTGGTAATAATGGATATTCAATCTTATAGAAAACTAAGACCAAATTATAATAATTTATCAGATGATTATTTAATTCAAAATTTACAGAAAAGATTTAAGAAACCTTTTCCTGATATAACTTTTGAAGATTTAGGTGCTACAGACCCTAATGCAAATATTAATACAAATCAAATAACAAATAATACAAATATTAATAATGATAATGTAATAAATAATGTAATTAATAAAGATGAAGATAGATTAAAAGCTATGACAGAGTATGGAGGATTTGGTGGTGTAGCAGACCCTTATAATGTAAACGCACTAGACCCTAACGCATTAAGATTTGTAGCAAAAGGAGCTACTTTTGGTTTTAGTGATAATTTAGAAGCATTAGTTAGGTCGCAAGTTGGCGATAAAGATTATAAAAAAGTTTTACAAGAAATTAGAGAAGAAATGCAACAATATGCACAAGAAAATCCAGAATCAGCTTTAGCAGGAGAAATTATGGGTGGAATAGTTACTCCTGGTGGTATAACTAAAACTGCTTTTAAAAATATAAATAAATTACCTTCTTTAGCTAGATGGATTTTAAAACCTTTGACAATATCTGCTCAAGGTGGTTTGTATGGATACGGAACTTCTGATGGTCAAAATACTGCTAGTAATGTAGTGCAAGGTGCAATAACAGCTCCTGCTTTTTATGGAGGATTAACAGCTGCTACTAAATTAGGAGGAGCTGCAATAGATAAAGCAAAAAATTTATTAGGAAGAACTCAAGGAGAAAAACCTTTATCTTCAGCAGAAAAACAATTAGGTAAAATTATAAGTGATGATGTAGCAACTCCTAGTAGTATAATGTCAGCAAAACAAGATTCTCCAAGTCTTACTTTAGCAGAAAGTATAGGAATAAATGCAGAAGATAAATTAAGAATAATAGGAAAATATCCTGGAAAAGCTAGGCAAAAAATTGATGAATTTTTAACTAAAAGAAATGAAAAAATTAACGATAGAGTAACAAATACTACAAAAAAATTATTTAATATTAAAGGAACTTACAAAGATTCTTATGATAATTTAATGTTAAAACAAAAAGGGGTATCCGATAATATTTATAAAAAAATAGAAGATATACCTATTATGTATAAAGATTCTGATTCATTAGGAAATTTACTAAAAAATAATCCTTATATGCAAAGAGCTTACAATAAAGCATACAATGATATGAGAATAGACCCAGATTTTGACCCTAAATTATTAGAAGGTTTTTTTGCTGTAGATGCTAATGGTTCGGTTAGATTAATTTCCAATAGGTTTAATGTAAAACAAGCAGATATAATTAAAAAAGGTATAGATTCTGTTTTAGAAAAATTCAGAGATAAAACTACAGGAAGATTAATGTTAAAATCTGAAGAAGCTCAAAATATTTTAAAATTAAGAAATAGATTTTTAAATTTAGTAGATTCAAAAGTTCCAGAATATAAAGCAGCTAGAAATGCTTGGGGTGGTTTAGAAAAACAAAAAGAAGCTATGGAATTAGGTAAAAGTTTTATGAAAGGTGGTCCTAATAAAGACCCTGAATTATTTGAAAATAGAATTGAAAATTTAACTACAGATGGAAAATCAGCATTTATATTAGGTGCTACTAAACAAATAGAATTAATGTTAGAAAATTCTGTAAATCCTCAAACTATAATAAGAAAATTATTAAAAACTCCTAGTTATCAAAAATCATTAAAAATGTTATTTGGAGATTCAAAAGAAGGAAAAAGACAATTACAAACTTTTGTTAAGTTTTTAAAAACAGAAGCTAAAATGGGTAATACTGCTAATAAAGTTTTAGGAGGAAGTCCAACAGCAGAAATAATGACACAAATGAATTTTGCTGATGATTTAATTTATATAGCTACAGGTAGTCAAGTAGCACAAATGTTAGGACTAGCAGGAAGAATAGGTGCATTTGCTAGACAAGCTGATGAAGGTTTTTCAACTTTTAAACCAACAGCTCCTAATAGAGAAGCTATGGCAGATATATTATTAGAAACTAATCCAGTAAAAATACAAGAAATATTAGATAGAGCAGCTAAAGGTAGAATTATATTATCAGATGAAGATAAAGCTAAATTATTAGCTAGACTAGCTGCACAAAATAGATTATTTGGTGGTTTATCAACAGTAGGCTCTAGTGAGGATAGACCTAGACAAATATATGATTTTACTAAAGATAATTTAATTAATTCTTTGAGAAATTAAAAGAGAAACTAATAAAATATTGATTTATAAACAAATATAAGATAAAAAGAACGAAAGGAGAACAATTATGGGTTGGTCAGGAGGAACATACACAAGGTCAGATGGAGTATTTACAGGTACTCAGATTTGGCAAAGTAACAGAGATGCAGGAACAAAGATTGTTGCAGATAGACACGATACCCACGACCAAGATTTAGCAACAGGTATTAACCAAGCTATTAA